TTTTGCCTTGAAGGATTTGGATCAGGCGTGTGCGGGGTGGCACGAGCCTCCACTCATAGGAGAACGGCGCTATGACGCATTATCTTACGAGCAAAACTGATGCTAGCCCTGTAGTATGTAATAGTATGTCAACTGGTGAAATGCAGTGTGACGTAGGGTAATTAGTATAGTTACGTTACGTCACTCTTGACAGCCACATAGGAAATAGTGTTAGCGTGGGGGGAGAGAGGGAGAGGGGGGCTAGTGAATGAGACATAAGCCCTAATGTTTATACAATCCTTCTTTATGATAGCTTGCTGCATATAGCTAAACACAGACGACAGCAGTTAGCTAGATGTTAGTCACTGCTAAGAAGAAGGATTGATATGGTTCCCGCTAGGAAATTGACAGATAAACAAGAAGCTCTGGTAGATACACTCGTAGCTGAAGGGTGTACTATAGCTAAGGCTGCTGAGCTAGCTGGGTATGCTGCTGGCGAGTCTGGAAGAGTAAGCGCACACAGAGCGCTCAAAGCTCCACACGTGCAGCAATACATGCAGATGAGAATGAATGAGGTGTTTGGGCTTAGTGCTACTAGCGCTCTAGCTACAGTACGCCGGTTATCTAGTGGTGCTAAGTCTGAGTACGTTCAGCTAGAAGCAAGTAAGGATTTACTGGATCGTGCTGGCTATAAACCTATTGATAGAAGCCAGGTACAAGTGGCTGGTGACATCAAGGTCAGTATTGATCTAGGTTAATTTGTTACGAGCTAAGCTGTAGCAAGGGGGGTAGGGGGAAAAGTTGCAGTGCTAGTTACTGTAATAGTCCACCACGAGCATTATTAGCCCTAAAGGTTTGTGCATTGTCAGTTATATTTTTTTTAGTGTAGGGGTATTTTATGAGTAGGTATGGGAAAGAGCCTGAGGCGCAGCCGCCTAGAGCGGATACGAGTGTTGCTAAGGCTGCATTGAAGAGTGTTGGATATGCGAAAAGAGCACAAGAGTAAGACTGGTGGATTGACTGCTGCGGGTCGTGCTTATTTCAAGCGGACTGAAGGCGCTAATTTAAAGCGTCAATTAAAGAGTGGTACGAATCCAAGGCGTGTTTCTTTTGCTGCTCGGTTTGCTGGTATGAAGGGCCCGATGAAGGATGAGAAGGGTCGCCCTACTCGGAAGGCTTTAGCTTTGAAGAAGTGGGGTTTTGGCAGTGTTGAGGCTGCTAGGAATTTTGCAAGGAGGCATAAGAAAAGCTGATGTGTTTTGGAAGAAGAAGTAGTAGAAGCGCTCAAAGTATTTACGAGGAGAAGAAGCCGGAAGAAGAGCCGTTGCCTTCTTTGAGTATGAAGCCTGTTGATCGCCCTGAGCAGGAGTTGGGGGATGTACCTCAGATGCGGAAGGGAATGCAGCGTAGGAGTTTATTAGGAATGGGGAGATACTGATGCCACAGGGTAAAGGAACTTATGGATCTAAGGTTGGGCGTCCTAAGAAGTCTTTATTGACTAGCGGTCAGAAGGCTTTGCCTGAGGATTTAAAGAAGCGGATTATGGCCGCTAAGATGAAGAAGAAGAAGAATGCCTAAGGGACAGTCGCCCCGCGATAGAATGAATGCTCGTTATTCGTTGCTTTCTAAGCAATTAGAAACTATGCCCGAAGATTACTCTATGGTGACTAAGTTGCGCCGCAAGGTTAAGGAGTTTCTTGGCACTTCTGATGGGCAAATGGTTACTAGTCTAAAGCGAGAGAATCTTTTGAAGAAAGTTAAGAAGATGGAGAAGACATCTTCTGAAAGGTTCCGTAGTCAAAAGAACATAAGCGAGGAACAAGATGGCGGTTAATGAAGCTGGTAACTATACCAAGCCTAAAATGCGGAAGTCTTTGTTCAACAGAATAAAGGCTGCCAATGTTCAAGGTACTGCTGCTGGTAAGTGGTCAGCAAGAAAGGCGCAACTCTTAGCAAAGCGGTATAAGGCTGCTGGTGGTGGTTACAAGTGAGAGCACCACAGAAGTCATTACTTAACTGGGGCAAGCAGAAGTGGCGCACCAAGTCTGGCAAGAAGTCTAGTGAGACAGGCGAGCGTTATCTTCCTAGTAAGGCTATCGCTGCTCTTAGCTCTTCTGAATATGCAGCTACAACCGCAGCTAAACGAAAGGGTAAGGCAGCAGGTAAGCAGCATGTGGCTCAACCGAAAGCTATTGCCAAGAAAGTAAGGAAGTACAGAACATGAATGAAGTAACTCAAGTGTGGCGCTTTAAGCAGATGGCAAGTGCTGTCTTAAAGTCTGACAGCCTTAAAGATCAGATAGAAATGATTGAGGCCATGTATGAAGAGGCCAAGCCTTCTATTGGGCAGCCGCTTCAAGAGCTTTTAGAGAAAGACTTAGGCTAACATGGCTTGGTACACAGCAAACGATAATAAGATTTACACAGGGCCGACTCACACATTGGGCGGTACGACTTACTCTGGGGCTACTCGAACCCCTTCTTCGCGGCGACTTGTTGAAGGCCCAGACCCAAAGCCAAAAAAGAAGGCTGCTAAGAAGTGAGCTTTATAAACACGATTAAACAGGAAGACTTAAATCTTTTGCGCAATATTGTGCGCAAGGTGCATCTCGCTTACGTTGTAGAGAAGTTTGGTGAAAGCAGCCACTTGGTTAGTGATTCTGCTTGCGATAAGCTGATTGAAAGCATTGCGCCAGAAGTAGTGGAAGAGATGATCCGCTTTGGAGTCAACAAAGGTTATAGATGATTAACTTCAAGTACAAACCCGATGGCGATGTACTCAAAACCTTTATGAAAGATGATACCTTCTTTCGTGGCGTAAGAGGCCCAGTTGGTTCTGGTAAATCGGTTGGCTGCTGTGTTGAAGTATTTCGCCGCGCTATTCAGCAGAAGAAAAGCCCAGACGGAATACGAAAAAGCCGCTGGGCTATTATTCGTAATACCAACCCACAGCTTAGAACTACTACTATCAAGACTTGGCTAGACTGGTTTCCGGAATCAGACTGGGGCAAGTTTACTTGGTCAGTGCCATACACCCATAGGATTCAAAAGGGAGACATAGATCTTGAGGTTATATTTCTGGCGCTTGATCGCCCAGAGGATGTCAAAAAACTTCTTTCTTTGGAGCTTACTGGGATCTGGATCAATGAAGCGAGGGAAATTCCTAAGAGTATTATTGATGCCTGTACGATGCGTGTTGGCCGCTATCCTTCTATGCGTGACGGTGGTCCTTCTTGGACTGGCGTTATTGCCGATACAAACGCCCCTGAGGAAGATCACTGGTGGCCGATTATGTCTGGCGAGGTTCCAATCCCAGATCATATACCGCGTGAGCAAGCTAAGATGCTGGTTAAACCAGACAACTGGTCTTTCTATACCCAGCCCTCTGGCATGGTTGAGAGGAAAACAGAAGACGGAGAAATAGAAGACTATGATCCAAACCCAAAGGCTGAAAACACAAAAAACATGCTCAAGAGCTACTATCCAAACCTCATTCGAGGAAAGACTAAATCATGGATAGATGTTTATGTGATGAACCGATTGGGTCATATTCAAGACGGAAAGCCTGTATATCCAATGTTTGCATCCGAAGTTCACATAGCTCAAGAAGAAATACCCGTTGCTGCAAACATGCCAGTCTATGTTGGTGTGGATTTTGGTCTAACTCCTGCTGCGGTCTTTGGTCAAAAGGTAAGGGGGCGGTGGTTTCTACAGTCAGAAATTGTGGCGGTAGACATGGGCATCGTGCGTTTTGCCGAGGTTCTTAGAAATGAACTATCCACTAGGTTTGCTGCTGCCTCTGAGGTAATTATTTACGGCGATCCTGCGGGTGATTTTAGAGCGCAGACTGATGAATCGACTCCCTTTCACATTCTGCGCGGTGCTGGCTTGAAGGCGTTTCCTGCGCCCTCCAACTCTGTTGACCTTCGGCTTGAATCTGTATCCTCCCAGCTAACGAAGATGGTCGAAGGTAAGCCAGCACTACTAATAGACAGGCGTTGTCCTCAGTTAATTAAGGGCTTTGAGGGTGGCTATGCCTATAAGAGAATGGAAGTAAGTGGCGAAAGGTACGCTGATAAACCAGATAAGAATATGTTTAGCCACGTTCACGATGCGGCTCAGTATTTATTCTTAGGTGCTGGTGAGGGCAGAGCCCTAATGAATAGTCAAAAACCAGCCCAACCTGTAATTGCAAAACGTAACTTTGATGTGTTTAACAGGGGTGCAAAACAAAGAAACAAACCTAGCTTTTGGGCAAGGCTATAGCTTTTTGTGCATTGATGTTCTCTGCCTTCTATGCTTACGAGTAAAAAACAAAGGAGATTAATATGTGTTTTGGTGGTGGCGGTGGTGGCCCTAGTCCGGCTGAGCAAGAAGCAGCAGCGGATCAGCGTATAGAAGCTGAGGCGGCTAAGTCTGAAGAGATTCAAAAAAGAGCTAAACAAAAGCGTGAAGATATTTCTACAGCTTTAGAAAGCAGAACGCGCAGAAGCGGAATGCGTGGTGGCGCTGGTCGCCGTTCTTTGTTTAAAGCTGGTGGCGGTGGATTCTTAGGTAGGTTTGGCTAATGGCTGATATAGCAAAGCAATATATTCAAAGTTATCAGAAGGCAAAAGCCTTTCGTGAAAACTGGGTTCCGTTGTTTGAGGAATGCTATGAGTATGCTTTGCCTCAGCGTGAGTCATTTTACTATGAAGAAGCTGGACAGCGCAGAGATGATAAGATCTTTGATGAGACTGCGGTGGTTGGTGTGCAAGAGTTTGCCAGCCGCTTGCAGTCTGGCTTAGTTCCTAACTTTGCGCGATGGGCTGATCTTATGGCTGGCAGTGAAGTGCCGCCAGATCAGCGTGAAGCTATAGATAATGAGCTTGATGAAGTAACTGAGTATGTATTCGAGGTTCTTCAGAACTCTAATTTCAGCCAAGAAGTTCATGAATCATTCATGGATTTGGCTGTGGGTACTGGTGTCTTGTGCGTAGAAGAGGGGGATGCAATCAATCCTGTAAACTTCTCAGCTATACCGCTCCCTCATGTGGTACTTGACACTGGTCCCGATGATAAGATCGATCACGTTTATCGTGAGCGAAAAAAAGTAAAGTTCGATCACCTTCCTATTATGTATCCTAAGGGCACCTTTGATCAAAAGGTTACATCCCTAATGGGATCTGATCGTGAAACGACTGTGCTTGAGGTTGTTTGCCGCGACTACAAAAAGAAAAACGAAGAAGCTTACTTTCACTATGCAATCTGTATGACCACTAAAACTTTGCTCTACGCTAAAGAAATGACTGGTCTTGGCTCTAATCCCTTTGTTTGCTTTCGATGGGGTAAATGTGCTGGTGAGATTTACGGACGCGGCCCACTACTTAATGCGCTATCTGCTATTAAGACTACTAATCTTACTATCGAGCTTATTCTTGAGAATGCTCAGATGTCTATCTCTGGTATTTATCAAATGGAAGATGATGGCGTAGTAAATATTGATACGATTAATTTAGTGCCCGGATCGATTATACCAAAAGCCATGGGTTCTGCTGGTCTTCAGCCTATTAATGCCGCTGGTCGATTTGATGTAGCGCAGCTTGTTCTTAGTGACATGCGTTTGAATATTAAGAAAGCGCTATATAATGACATGCTTGGCAATCCTGATAGAACTCCTGCGACTGCAACTGAGGTAGCAGAGCGCATGGGTGACTTAGCTAGAAGAATGGGATCTGCATTTGGTCGCTTGCAAGCAGAACTCGTGCAGCCCGTACTTCAACGTGTAATATACATCTTAAAGAAGCAGGGCCGCATTGATCGTGACTGGGAAAC